CTTACGTTTCAGTCAATGGTGAAGTTGCAAGACTTGGAGTTCCTTACAAAGGTGCACCGGTCTTTCTGCTGACTAAGTCTGGTGATCAATATGCTAGACCACTGAGCTTTGTAATCAAGATGGCTGATGGAATAACTTATACTGCCAAGAGCGGAAGTACAGTAGATCCAATAAGTCCGACAGGAGACTATACTAATAAAGCAGAGTATGATTCATATGGGGTCCGAAATGGTGGGCGACAAGCCTGGCGTATTAATAAACGAGGAAATTCTCTCGGCTCAGGTCCAGTAAAATTTACTTTCTCAGATGGACTGATTTTTGTGGTTAAAGATCCGAACAAGAATTGCCGTGATCGAGAAGATACTTGTGCGAGAGATTCCGGAGCTGATAAAGACGGTTTTCTTTATAAGCCTGGCAATAATCTCCCTAACGGCAAAGGTGATGCTGATCGAGGAACTGATCATGGCGGAATATATTTACATGCTCCTTATGGAAACAGCAGCAAAAAGGTATTGATGCAATGGTGACTTGCTCCCATTGTGGGCACCGTTACAAAGGCTCGTTTTGCCCAGTTTGTGGATATCCATCTGACGATTGTGATTGATTCTTACCTCAACTTTCAGGAGAAAGTTATGCGGGTGATCGCGGAAGACAGTTTGCAGTTATTTAAGAAAAATGACGAAGGTTTGCATTTTGTCAAGGACCGATACTGCAAAGAGACAGGTCCATGTTTCTCCTTTGATGATCACGGCAGAGCCGGCGTAAGTTGTGATCGGTTTCGTTACCAACCAACAGGTGTAAAAATATGTATCAAATTATAATCCTTTTCATTTTGATCATTGCATCAACTGCTTATGCTAAACCAGCTACGGTTGTTAGTGTTACTGATGGTGATACAATTAAGGTAATTGATGAGACTGGCCTAACAACTGTTCGGCTTTATGGAATTGATTCTCCTGAAAAGAAACAAGCATTTGGTCTTGCATCTAAAGATTTTGTTGAAGTAATGATTAAGGGTAAGGTTGTTGATGTTGCGCCTGTTGATGTTAAACATTATGATCGTTATGGCCGAACAGTAGCTGTTGTAATGCTTGGAACACAATGTGTACAAGAGCAACTTTTGCTTGCTGGCTATGCTTGGGTTTATCCGCAGTATTGCAAGAAGTCATTTTGTCAAGCTTGGGAAAAGTTGCAAGGTATTTCTGCTGGTAATAGAGTAGGATTATGGTCTGGTCCGGCACCAGTTCAGCCTTGGGTTTGGAGGAAGGAAAAGAAGAAATGAACTTCGTCAAAATTACCAGTCATGGAGCAACTTTAACAGTTCCTGAGTTTCTTGTTCCATCATGGCCTTATGATCTTCCGCTTGATCAGTGGCCAACATTTTGTGGTGCTGGCCAAGGTTGGGGAGATGCAATTGTTCCCGATATGATTCAAGGAGTCAATATTGCTCCGGCGGGCCTTTGTCATGATGTAGAATTTTCGGTATCTGCGAAAACAATTGCTTCATTCATGGGTGCGAATGGTAGGTTCTTTCTTAATATTGTTAACTTGATCTTGGCATCTGATCTTGAAACCTGGAAAATGATTAAAGCATTGATGAAAGCTGGGATCTTGTATCTTTCAGCGGTTAGTACCATGGGGGTGCTTTTTTTCAATTGGTTTGCAGGTGATAAAAAAGAAGATCTCAATCCATTTGCAAATCCTACTGTAATAGATCGGCTGCAACGCCTGAAGATCGCACGAGATAAGTATCGAGACCGACCTGATGAACGGCATTACCAGGGAGAATACTTTCCTAATGTACAAGACGAGGCATAACGAAAAGGGGATCGAATGGCCGAGCATGAAATAGGAGATCATGAGGAAGTGAAATGTAATTTTGCTGAGACTGGTGTATGTGGTGTGCATGGTGACGAGGTGGAGCGCAGACAAAATTCTCAAAGATGGCAATCTGGAATAGCAGGCTGGGCAGTCTTGATTACAGCATTTGTAGCTGGATCATATATTTATGCCAAGGAAATAAAAGATGATATGCGAATGCAATATACTGCTAATGCTGCTGCTATGTCATCTGATATCAGGACTCTCTCAAAGCAAGTTGATGCACTTGCTCAAGGTCAGGCTAGAACTGATGAACGATATGAAGCGCTGCTCCGAGCAATCACAGATATGAATGGTAATATAACAACTTTGACATATATGCAATTTGAACAGACTAAGTCTAAGATAAATGAACCAAGAAAGGCAAAGAGATGATACTCAAAGATGGCAGTGAAACTCGTGATCCTCGTTGTGGTTTGATCTTTCAGCCTGATCCACTTGCTCCAAATCTTCTTGCTGTACCACCGCTTGATGATGGTATTGATTTGCGATATCGAGAGTTGATCAGTAAATATCGAGTAAAGAAATTCAAAGAACCATTGCTTAATCAGAGTAAATGGAGTGCTTGTGGTGGATTTGGCTTTGCTGCTTTTATGGAACATGAGCCTGGAATAAGAACTCTTGGTAATGAATGGGCACTTGAATTTTATTTCAGGTGTCAAGATAATGATCAGTGGCCTGGCTCTGAACGACCTGGATCAAAGCCAATTAGTTATGGAACTTCTCTTGCGGCAGTGATGCAGACTGCGAAACAAGAAGGATTGATTGAGTCGTATTGTCGAACTCGGACTGTTGATGAAGTTATTCGTGGCATTGATTATTATGGTTCAGCGATACTTGGCCTAGAATGGACTGAGGGTATGATGTATCCTCGTGAAGTGGATGGATTAAGTACTCCTGGTGGCGAAGTAGTTGGTGGCCATTGTACTGCTGGTACTTTTATTAATCTTCATCAAAATATTATTGGGGGACCAAACTCCTGGACAGATTGGAACTTACTACGTAACGGTTACTGGGTGATGGATCTTGATGATTTTGCAGAAGTGTTTATGAAGCGCGGTGGGGAATGTGCATTTGCTAGGAAGGCGGTGAGTTAATGGATATAACACAAGCCTTGTTTTGGCTAACTTTGACAATCTATCATGAGGCTAGAGGAGAGTCAGTTGCTGGGCAGAAAGCAGTGGCAAAGGTCATTCTCAATAGAGCTAAGAAGAATGGATGGCCAGTGTCAAATGTTGTGTTGTCACGAAAGCAATTTAGTTGTTTTAACTTAGGTATAGATCATCCATCTGTTTGGATTAGAAATGTTGTCACCGCAGCAAAGGTATTGGAAAATGCTCAGGCAGGACTCAATGAATGGCTAGCTGGTGATACACTTTATGGTGCAACACATTATTACGCTTTATTGGGTATGCCTAATCATCAACCGCCATACTGGGTTAAAGGTATGAAATTTATTGTTGAGATCAAAGGGCATCGTTTTTACCGTGAAGGATGAATTGTTTGACTTTCTTTTAATGCTTAAATGAGAATGAATAATGTCATATAAACCTGGTGATTATTTAGTAATCTGTGATCAATGCGGCTTCCAAAGATATGCATCTGAATGTAGGATGACTTGGGATAAGTTGTTTGTTTGTGCTGATACATGTTGGGAAGAAAAGCATCCACAATATACAGATCCAAAACCGTTAGGTGAGAAGCAAAGTGTTCCTGTACATAGGCCAGAACCAGAAGAGAATTTTATAACTACTCCAATTACATCAGATGATCTTTAAGGAGTTTTATGGCTACTTTTAGCGAATTAAAAGAGAAGGTTGAGCTTCTTATTAATGATGATTCTTTTGAAGACTACTTGGGAGATTTTATTAATCAAGGAGTTTCTGAGATTGCTGGTGGAATGCCGTCTTTGTTAGATGGAATTGAAAATCCATTACCAAATATAATTACTCCACCATTGCCTGAATTGTTTACTATAGATACTGTAACAACTTCTACAAGTGATGCTTTTGTAAATATGCCAGTTGATTTTCAACGTGATTTACAGTTAGTTGTTTCATCTACTGGAAGTGAGATTGATATAGCACATTCGTTTATTGAATTTGCAGAAACATACCCTTTGCTGAATAAAACTGGTAGGATTTCTGAGGCTATTGAACATGGAAGAAAATTATATTATCAAGGTATTCCTGCAAGTGCTGAAACTTTAACATTGCATTATTATAGAAAACCTGTTGATATGGAAGATGATGATGATGTTCCTGATGGAATTCCATCACATTTACATATATCCTTGCTGGTGAATTTTGCTGCTTGGAAAGCTTACGAACATATTGAAGATGGTCTTGAGGGAGAGATACCAAATACGCTTAAGTATAAAAATAATTTTCTTGCTGCATTAAGAACATTTGAATTAACACTTCCATTTTATTCTCGTGGATTAATGCTTAGATAATTTAAAACAGGAGTATGCTATGGCATTGGAAGAAGGAAAAAGAGCAAGGCTGAAACAACCGACTGTTGAAGGAGTTGTAGTTGATGTGCAGTACAATAAGAAAGAACGCTGCCTTGAGCATTGTCTTGAATGGACTACAGATGTTAATAATGATGGAATAGTTGAAATTCATCGTCGATGGTTTCTGGAATCTGAATTGGAAGAGGTGATGTGATGGATGAAATTAGAGCTGAATTTTCACATGGTCTCTCAGATCAAGGTGCAAGCATTGGCAGGAGTGTTGAATCAATAGAGCAGTCCAAGGCAATTGGTAGGTATGGTGTTGAATGTATTGGGCCTGTCGAAGAATTTCGTTCACAATATGTTTTACTTCGTGACAGGATTCTTGCATTCAAGCAGATGAGTAAAGTTCGAAAATTTTTGCAGCGAACAAATATTTCCAAGGCGCTATCTGAGTTTGCTGCAATTCCATTGGAAGTCAAGTGGACTGAAGCATTTGATAATCTTGTTACTACGGCTGGCAAGAATGATATGCTTGACAAGTATCTAGCCGGATCGTCTTATACTGCCGCTTGGTATATTGGTCTGATCGGATCGACTTCATATACAACTGGTGCAGCTGTTACTGATACTATGGCCTCTCATGGTGGTTGGGCTGAGGATGTTGAATATTCCCAGGCAGCTAGGCCAACCACGGCATGGAGTGCAGCAGCAGCTGGAAGTAAGGCTCTTTCAGCCGCTTGTGTTTTTTCAATTAATGGTGACGGAACTACGATTAAGGGTTGTTTCCTTAACTCAGTTGCTACTAAATCTGGCACTACTGGTACTCTGTTCTCAGCTGGATTATTTACTGGTGGCGACAAGGTTCTTGCCAACGGCGATACGCTGAATGTTAGTTATACTGCAACCTTGACTTAAGGATTAATGTGGGAGCAGTTCCAACATACGTCAATCAGGGCGCGTTTACAGCTGGCACCGGAGCTATCTCAGTTTCGGTACCAACTGGTTATGCTGATGGGGATATCCTTGTTCTGTTGGTTTCGTCTGCGAATGAAGTTATATCCACTCCGAGCGGTTGGGCTGAAGTAACAAATAGTCCTCAAGGTACTGGTACGGCTGGGGCAGCAGGTGGAATTAGACTTGCTGCATTTTGGAAATTAGTATCAGGCTCACAGTCATCTGTTTCGGTTGCAGATTCTGGCAGCGTCACTGCTGGCCAGATGTTCTTATTAAGAGGTATAGATACTGCAGGTCCAATCAATATCACAGCCGGAAGTGTTAACACTCCAGCATCCACATCTTGGTCTTGTCCTGCGATAACTACTACTATTCCAAATTGTCTTATTCTGATATGCATTGGGCAGGATCGGGATGCTAACTCAACTACATCTCTTACGGCAGCATCAAATGCTAATCTTGCTAGTCTGACCAAACGCGCTGATGAAACTGTAAATACTGGAGCAGGTGGCGGATTAGGTCTTTATACTGGTAGCAAAGTAGTTGCAGGAGATACTGGAGTAACTTCTGTTACTAGTACAGCAACTACTACAGCTGCGTTCATCACTATTGCCCTGGTTCCGCCGACTGTTTTTGGAGACTCTGTTACAGAACCATCTGGGACTTTGGCAGATGCATCCGTTGCCGGTGTTCCTTTTTTCTCAGACGAAGAAGAAACCGTCGTCCCATCTGAGGAGCAAAACACCGATCCACGTGTTGAGATGGTCGGGACTCCGGTTCTTATCTCCACCACACTGACTAATTCCAGTACCACGATCACGGTCCCAAGTGAGGCGGAATTTGCCCTTATCTTTATCTCAGGGTGTGAGGAAACGACGACTGACGACGATTTTGGGGCGGGATACAATTATATCGTTATTGACGGAGTTTATGCCTCCTTTCTAGGGCGCGTGGTTGAGACGGACGCCTACAGTGGAGATGTTGCTGCACGATATATTAAGTACCCGTCAACTGGCAGTAAAACCATATCTTGGATTCTCAGTTCATATATCACTTACGGGTATCATATAAGTGTCATTTTCTTCCGCAACGTCGATCATGCCGATCCATTTATCGATTGGGGGTCGGCAGCGAACGGTGGGACGTCTGAAACAGTATCGGTTACTGGCCTGACAACGGCAATCGGCGCTTTGACGGTAGGCGCGGCATCGACCAGGTCCGACGGGTCCATGGATACCAATGGGCAAACGCAGGTCATTTCATCTAATGTTGCGCCGAAGGGGGGGCTGTACTACCAACGCGTCGCTCATACAGCTTCTCTAGCCGGGGTCTGTTCTATAGCGACTGCGGTATATACAGGGCTGCTTGCTGTTGTGCTTCGAGCCGGTGAGCCAGGTCCGATTTTTTACGCCGCCCAGGCGGAAGAGGCGGGAGCTGACCAGGCGCAGGCTGGTACGATTTTGCAAACGCTGTCTGGAGACGTCACCGAGGGAGCGTTGGTTGCCGATCAGGTATCCGAAGGAAAGTTGCCGCTGTTTCTGGCATCCCCTTTTACTTGGGGGTCTGTCGGTGGAGAGTCTTCCGGCACCCCAGCAATTACCGTTCCGGTCGGCGCCACTGTAGCCCTTATCGCAATTAAATCTGCGGTTAGTAGTTCGGCATGGTCGGTAGGCGAGGCTACTTTCAGCATTGGGAGTGCGAACAGTGAGTACATCGGCCAGATAAATCCATGGGATTTGAATAACAGGCCCGCCGGAGTGCATTACATCGCCAACCCGCCGAGTGGTAGCCAGACTTTAATCTGGGCAGTCAATGGCACCGACGTATTTCTTCATGAGATAATGGTCCTTTTCTACGGAGACACTGGGCCAAGCCCGATCCGGGACTTCAAAGCATCCGCAGGAGATAATTACGGGACATTTTCCCTGACCGGCCTCGACGCTGAGGCGCTGTGCCTGACGGTCGCTTTGGCGAGGATTGCCGTGACAGGTTACGACTTTTCCTCGACGCGGATTGATTTCGATCTCGACGGCCAGACTGAACGGGCGATTGTCTATGCGAATGAAACGCTGATGGCTGCTGACAAGCCCGCTAACCCTACATCTGTGTCGGTGTACTCTGATTGGTATACTGCTCTGGCGGCGGTTGTCCTGCAAGGATCGGTGACTGGGGGGATGGTCATAGGTGGCACCCAAGGTGAGACTGTAAGCGCGGTTGTTTCTGCTGACAGTGAAGCTCCTGATGCCGGGTTGATAGAGACGGTTGCTACCGCAGAGGAATGGACCGGGGGGATCGTCGCCGCTTCTAATGATCGGACTATCGATGAGTCTCTGACCTGCGCGGAAAGTGAGACCGCCACCAACGACACGTCCGTAGAACATGAGGAGCAGTCAGCGCCGAGCGAAAACATCTGGCCTTATGAGTTTCCGGCCGCCGTGGTTGGCAGTGTCTTTACCTTGAACACCGCACTGGTTTCCGGTAGCACCAGTATAACAGTTCCGACTGGAGCGACATTTGCACTTGTGTTCTGGGCACTGGAATATAGCGGAGGCTGGAACTTCTTTGTGCCCGGGGCAACACCGCCAGGGACCAGTTATTTCGAGAGTGGCAATTACACTATAGCCATTGGTGAAAAAGCGTTCGACCATGTTGTGCGGACGCAGGTAAACTGTTCCACTGCATATGTGTACCAACCAGACGTTCACCTTTATACTAAGAGTGTCCTGGTATGTGCAAAGATGAATCTTCCACCAGAGGGGGCGCAGGTTTTTTCATGGGGTGTGGACACTGCGTTGGACGAGACCGGCCATCTCTTCTCTGTGGTATTTTTGCAGGGTATTGATGGCAGTGAGCCTTTCTTGGATATTGCTATAGATTTTTCAGAATATGACTACCTTGTTGACGCCTTCATGGATGTGTCTCCCTCCGATCCTTACGGACTGGTCATTGGTGCATTCTGCCAGCCAGCCAGCGTTGCAGATGTGACAAATGGAGGTGCACAAACAGCGCTCGTTTCCCATCTTGGCCCAGATCAAGGGTCGATGTACCTTGATATTGGATATAAACAACCGGTAGACACCGAGACTACGCGAATTACCTTGGCAGACTCTCGGATTTACGTTGATATTAGCCTGTCCCTGAATCGCGGTACAGAGCCGAGTAGGATCAATGCCGAGATGCTTGAATATCTTGAGTATTCTGACTGGAAGTGGGGGCAGGCTGCGAATCCAAACGCCTTAATAACCGAACCACTTTCCATAACAGCAGACCCAACCGGAATTGTGACCAGCGAGCCGTACACTGGGAATGTCTGGGAGATAACGGAATCTGTCTACGATGAACTGGCTTCGGCGGTATCTGTAGATAGGGATGTTGCATACACTTTGCCGGTGGATCAGGTCAACGGCCCTTATGTTGATATACCGACTGAGATAATGTTCTCTGATTCCAGGTCATACCAGGTCCACGATTACACCAATACTGCCAGCGGGGGCAGGGCTATTACGATCCATGCCGATACCGATCTGCTGATCTTCGCATACCATACCTTGTTCTCTACCCCGGCATGGATACAAGACGGCAACTTTACCCTGACCTTGAACGGGATACCATTTACGCATCTCATCAGCACCAACGTAGCCGGATACAATGTGATGGTGGCGTATTTCAAAAACCCAGAGTCAGGAGATATCGTCTGGAGCTTCCCGAATCCGAATTTCGGCGGGGTCGAGCAATATGCCGATATTATCAAAATCTGCCAGTTCATCAACGTCGATGTTTCTGGAGATCCATTTCGCAGCGTGGTCAGCCATGAAGTTGCAACCAACGCCACAGCGCTTACCCTCTCCGGCATTTCAACTGTCGAAGGTGACATGGTGGTCGGCATCGAGTACGGCTCCGGCGGCGGAGGTTACGGGGAAATCAGGTGCAATGTAGGTAGACAACCCAACCTTACAACTGGCGGGGCGTACAACAGTATTTACGGCTGGTCGATTAGGACGACGGTAGGGGTTGTCCCTTGGCATACGAGCAGTATCGCCGCCCTCACTTTCGACGGGGCCGAGCAGGATTACATCTATATGATGGCCCTGGTCCTCAAGGTAAAGGACGAGGGGTGGATTGCCTTGGGCAGTGAATCAGGCGAGGAAGCGGTTGCTACAGAGGACCAGGCCAGTATCAGTGAACACCCGGAAGCAGCAGAACGAGCAGAGAGCTTGGTGGCAGAAGAAACGCCAGGTGGTACCTCGTCCCACACCGAAACAGATAGTCGTTCTGATAATCTGGAAGTAACTGAGTTAGGAGTTGGGTCTCAAGAATATGGATCAATAATTGATGACACTATGCTTGTTGAGAACGTTCAAGCTTCCGAACGAACAGCATATGGTATGGGATATGCCTGGGCAATAGTCAGGACGAGACAGAATGCTAGTAAGTCAGCTGAAGACAGCTTGATTGAGACCTTGGCACTATCAGAGGATATCTTGGCATGGCGAGGACTTTATGTTTCTCTTGCAGACACATCAACAGTTGAAGAGATTACTTCGGTCTACAATACTGCGTCTAGAGTAATTGCTGAAAGCATAGGGATAGATGATGAATCAACTACAATAATGGTTAGTTGGGGATTTGCGATTGATACTTCATTTGTCACTAATGTACTAACGAACACTGCCATCATGAACGCTGCAAGGATAGAGTTGTTCACGCTTCTTGACGGTTATTCAGCGCTTAGAGTTGAATGTTATTTCCCTGAAATGATTGTTACTTATGGGGAAACTTCATATATAGCTACTCTGTATGTTCCGACAATAGAAGCAATCTTTAATAGTGAGACAATTATGGGGACATTACAAGATAATGAGATAGAAGCAATTTTCAGCCAAAATGAAATTACTGCTGTTCATGATACACCTGAAATAGAGGCTATAGCGGCTGGTGCAGTTGTTGCGACTCTCAGCCTATCTACATACATCGCAACAAAGGGAGAATGATATGGCAAATGAAAACGATATCAGGATGTATAGAGGGGATTCATATGACCTTACTTTTACCATTACTGACAGTGATACAACTCTTCCTGTATCTCTTAGTGGTGCGACTTTGAAGATGACTGTTACAACGATTAAAGACCCACCTGATGCTACTACTAAACTGTTTGATATGACGGGCACTATTGATGCAGACCCAACAACTGGGATAGTGATATTTAAGCCTACAGTTTTGAATACTGCGGCGATTGGAAATTATTTTTATGATATTCAGTTAACTAGTGGAATGGATGTAAGGACTGTTCAAAAGGCAAAATTTGATATAGTTCAGGACAATACGAAATGACTATAAAACTATTCTCTGGTACTACGGGCTGGAACAATATTGCTGATCCAACCAGACTTAAGATTGATTTTGAGACTGGAATCGTCGAACTGGCAGAGGCTCTTGATGTTGATATAGATGATAATGGACGGATATCCAGAAGGTTAGGACAAGTCAGAATTGCAGTTGGAGAATATCATTCTTTATTCTGTGATGGTGGAGATTGCTTCGTTATTCTTGAGACTGTAAGTGATGCAGCCATTTATAAAGTTGGTACAAATAATGTTCTTGTTGGTGTTCGTTCAGGGTTGACCAAGAATCTCAGAATGGGGTGGTGTCAGACTAGTCTTGGAACTTATTATAGTAACGGATTGCAGAGTGGCTATATTACTTCAGGCGTATCTTATCCATGGGCAGCACAAACTTATGTAGGACCTTCGACAACTAAGACATTCGGAACACCTCCACTTGGCACTCATCTTGCTTTGTTTTCTTCTAGTATGTGTGTAGTTAATGGGGCAATTGTTAATTATTCTGAACCACTTGGATATGGTTTATTTGATAATGCTAGATCGCGATTAAGATTTGCTAGTGATGTTAAGATGTTCAAGCCAGTTGATGGTGGAGTATGGGCATCAGATAGTAAGCGTACATATTTTCTTGAAGGCTCAAATATTAGAGAACTCATCAGGCATCCGCGTCTTGAATGTCCGGCACATGAACATTCAGAAGCTATCGGTTATATAGATGGTGAGAAATTTGGTCTTTCACCAGACACAGGAGAATGTGCGGCATGGTCGTGCAATGATGGATTGTGTATAGGCACACCACAGGGGCAGTTGCTTGTTATTACTAAGGACAAACTTAATTATCAAGCTGGAACTAGAGGTGCGACAATCTTTAATGGTAGCACAGTTATTAATACGATTGATGATTCAGTTTGCATTAGAACTAATCTCCGTGGAACTGCATCTAGTAAGTATCAGAACTATGGATTTAATTCAATGGTTAAGTTTAATGGTGGATTGTATGGTGCAAAGAGTGATGGATTATTTCAGCTTGCTAGTGGTAGCACAGATAATACTACTTTGATTGCTTCTACATTTACTTTGCCAACTACTGATTTGGGGTTACAGAATAATAAGCATCTTCGTTTCTGGTACATGGGAGTAAAAACTGATGGTAAGATACAACTTGAGTTGACAGCAGAAGGTAAGACAACGAATACTAAGTCATTCAGAATTTCATCTCCAAGGAATGTACACCAAGTTGTCAGAACACCAATAGGAAGAAACTTGTATGGAAGATATTGGACTCCGAAGATATCTAATGTTCTTGGAAGTGATTTCTCTATAGATACAAATGCAGTATTACCAATTATTAAATCAAGTGGAATTTCATAGGAGATAGTTATGGCAGATTTTGTATCATCCGCAGGAGTAGTTCTGCCGGTTGCAACAGTTACTCCGAACCTTCCAGATATTCATGTACCTGACCCGCCAATTATTATTGGTGGTACTCGTACTCTAGTTGAAACAAAATTGACTTCGACCATGCAACTGGCCGATGACATGATGGTGAGGCTGGTCGGGCTTGATGGCGCGAGCGGTTATCTTGGAACTCTTAACTCATTAATTACAACTTATTCGGAGCCAGTTCTTGATCCGCTTTCTATTACTCTTTCTACAACTGCTGTAACTATTCCAGAGCGTCCATTGCCGACTGGACTTGCTTCATTAATTACTGACTTTGGGTCATTTACCACAGCCACACCTACAATGGCAGCAATGCCGTCTATAGATACAACATTGTTGACTCCAGGAACTGCTCCAGTTGCACCTGATGCAAGTGTCACTTGGTCTGAGACTGCACTTGTTACTTCTGTTTATACACCATTGTTGGCGAAGATTCTGGCTACGATGGCAGATGATTCGACCGGTCTAGATTCTTTAGTAGAGCAGGCAATTTATGATCGTGCTATTGCAAGGAATCTGACTACTAATAGCAAGCTGTATAATGAGGTTGAGAGTTATTTCTCGGTCCGTGGATGGGATGAACCACAAGGAGCACTTGAAGGAAAACTTCTTGAGGCTTCTGCAGAAATTGCTAGGAACGAAACGGATGTTACCGAAAAGGTAATGATTGAGCGAGCCGATTTGGCTCAAAAAAATGCTCATTTTATTCTTCAGCAAGCAACTGAATTAGAAAAGTTGATTCGGGCTACTCGGGATGGTGAGTCACAACGAGCACTTGATTATTCTAAGATTTCTGCAGAGATTGTTATTCAGCTATATTCAGAAAGTATCAAAGGTTATGTTGCTACTCTTGAAGCCAAGAAAGCATATATCCAGGCACAGGTTGAAGTTCTGCGTGGAGTGATTGAAAGTAACAAGGGCTTGCTTGATGTGTATAAGGCACAATCTGAAGTATTCAAGATTGGTGTTGAAGCTAAAGCTAGTATTAATGATGCAATTATCAAAGGCTTTGAAGCAGAGATTACTGGTTATGAGGCGGAAACAAAAGCACTCACTGCTAGTCAGATGGCATTGGTTGAAGATAACAAAGCAAAGATTGAAAAGGCTGATCTTGAATTACGTCTGATGATTGCTCAGATTGATGCTGCAATTCGTGCATATATAGGCGAGTCTTCTTTGAAGGAAAAAGTCAGTAATGACTTAGCTCAGATTGCTGCTCAGTCTGTAGCTTCTGCATTGAACGCGGTTAATGTTTCTGCTTCGGTTGGTGCTACTGAGAATGAAAGCCGGTCTGAAGATTATAATAAGAGCGAATCAATTAGTGAGCAGCATAGTTTCCATTCTAGTATTTCTGAATCGCATGATTATACTCATGACCCAACAGTATGACAGTTCCTATTAAAATAACATATACCGGAGACATTTTTACTGGTAAGAATTTTGCTAAACAAGCTAGAGTTCAAGTAGGCATGCTGAAAGATGATATGGCTCGTCTTGGCCTTAAACAAGGCAGGCGTTTTGTTCCTGTTGCTCCAGGTGTAACTATTGAGGCTCGATCTGTATTTGGATTTGATGAGGCAAGGGTTCATGTCACACCATTAGGTAGGAAGAAATTTGGCAAACACTTACCAGTCGAAGAGAGGTATGAATGGTATTGGTATGCCTTAGCAGTATCTACAGATACTATACAGACTCTTATTTCTGGTGGTGGCTTATCAGATATTGATGTTGATTCGATGGGCAATGTGATCGTGGTTGGATATACTCGCACAAGAGATTATGCAGATACTTTATCAGAATTATCGAATGAAGCATATACACAATATTATGATAATGATGGGAGATTCTTACGACGACGAGTACTGGTTGGTGGTGCATTGAGTGGAGTGAATCGTAATGAGTCAGGAACTGGAGTTGCCATCGATTCTACTGTTCCGACTGAACTTGATACTGATTATGGTGGAGTTTATGTCACTGCTGACATTTACAAACTACGTGATGACAACTGCTACGACATGAGTTTGATCAAATATGCTTCAGATGGTATAACGATTAAGTGGAAGAAAAGATTTTCTCTTGGTACAACTGGAATTGATGACTTGTTCAGTTGGGGAGTTGATGCTGATGCTGCCGGTAATGCAGTAGTAATAGGCAGACATGACGCTTATGATGAAAGTTATGTTTTAATTTATAATGCTGCTTATGTTGCTTCTTTGCAATATGATGGAACATTAGGCTGGACTTTACAACTTGGTGATTGTTTGCTTGATGAGTTTGGTGAGCCAACTGTACAGAACATGGTTAATCCATATGATGTTGATGTTAAGTCTACAGGAGACATTGTCATCGGTGGAAGCATTCAAGAGCCTACGACTAGTTCTATTCATCCAATGGGTTTATTGACTAAACTTAATAGTAGTGGAGTTGTTCAGTGGCATCGAGTTCTTGAAGGCAGATTCTTGCAAGCGAATGGCCTTTATGGCTGGTATGGTGTTGGCACCAGTATGAGTGGATTGAACATTAGAGGATGTACTATTGATAGTAATGGAGATATTTATTTTGCTTCAATGACAAAGATTGAGATTGCTACTGATAGTGGTTGGTGGCATTTTCATCTTTCCAAAGTATCATCGGCTGGTGCATTGCAGTGGCAGAGATTTGCAGAGGTGCAATATTACGATGATGCTGATGCCATACTTTGTGTTACTCAGTTAGATGTTGCATTTGATGGAGTATATATTATCTTTCCTAGTTTTCCTAATGGTCTTGCTGGATGGGGAGCATATATAATTAAGTTTCAAAAGGCTGATTCTATTAATCCATTAGCACCACAAGCAGGAGATGTACTTTGGAAAAGACACATGGCTCTTGAATTAACACAAGCACAGGTTGCTGGTAATACTGGAGTTATTCCAAGAGCAATTCGGACTGTAGGATCTGATATTTATTTTGCAGGTTCGGTTATTGCTGACAAGTCTCCCCTCACAGCTAAGCTTCCTGGCAGCGGAGGATTTATTGGCAACCACATGGGGTTAGTATTTACCAATCCTGCTTTGACTATATATGATAATCAAGCAAGTATTCCTGTGCATCAAGATCCTGGTGAAGGTACAGGAACTCCAGGTTATGAGTTTACTTGGCACGATGATGTTACAGTCAACACGACTACTGTGACAGCAACTATTTCCACGTCAAGCGAAGGAGATTATGATTCGCCATTATGGACACAGACAAATAAGATTATTAAGAAAACAATTTACACTCAAGGAGAATGAACATGCTTAATGATTTTCAATCAGCTACTGAGGAAGAAAAGAAAAAAAGAAAGTTGTCTCTTCTTCCTACTATAGATGATGCATTTACAGGAGAAACTTGGAATGTTTCTGTGCCTATAAAGAAACAAGCACCAATGAGTCCAGGTGATCCAAGTAATGAATCCTTTTATGGTGGAAGTAATCCGTTAAGAAATATTAATTCTCGTCCTGATAGAATAGGGCAAGGAACTAGAGTAGTTGAGAGAAATATGTCACCCTCAATAAATATTGAAAGGCCTAAGATTAATGAAACTCCTAATGCACAAAGAAATGCAGAGTTAGGCGAAATGACTGTAGCAAAAAATGGAAATACAACTACTTATGACATTGGTGGAAATACTCTTTCATTTGAAGGAAATAAAGATAACCAAACTAGAACTAATTTAGAAAGAATAAATCCAAATGGTCCTCAGCGAGTTGGTAATATGGATGTATCATTTGATTCCAGTGTGTCATCTGAAGCAAGAAAAAGATTCTTAGAAAATCCTGTTGCACCAACTGGACAGATGGCTCAGTATGAGAAATATATGAATACTCCGCGAGGACAGAATTTTGGTGTTACTAAGATAGACAATTCTCTTGAACCTCCTATGGGATGGAGAACACGTAAAGATCTTATGTTACAAGAATTAACTAATCAACAATCAAGAGAGAATAATTTAGCTGAAATAGCATCTAGAAGTGCTATTGATAAAGAAAAGAATCGTATAGATGAAATGAATGTTACTTCACAGAATAAGCTTCGTGATATTCAAGGCCAAGTAGCACAGCAGCCACCGGCTAAAGAAACTGAATTAAAGCCTATGGTCATTGAAGAACCAGATCCAAATGATCCTACTGGAACAAGTAAGAGACAAAAAATTATGATTCCAAATGCAGACGGTACTGGATATGTTGATGGTATGTCAGGTCAGCCAACAGTTACAACTCCAAAGCCAGCCACTACAGAAAAGCTATTAAAAATGCGTGCATCTAAAGATCCTAATTTTGCTGCTGCTGAAGCTGAATACAAGATGAGATTTGGAAATCTTCCGTATTAATAAATTAAACTATAGGTAAATAAAATGGCTGGATTTTTTGATGATACAGAAGAAACTACTTCGCCAGTAGCAAAAAGTTTTTTTGATGATACAGAAGAAATTAATGCTCCTGCTCCAGAACGTACTTTAGGCTCTACATTAAAAGACACTGGTATATCTCTTGCTAAAGGTGTTATTGGTGCAGGTCAAGGAATCGTAGGGCTTGCTGACATTCCAACTGGTGGTAGAGTTGGTCGTGGCCTTGAGTATATTGGAATAAAACCAGAAGAATGGCAGGCAGATCTTTCTGAAGAATATTCTCTTGCTCAACAAGAAGCAAATAAAAAGGTTGATGCTGCAAAAGGCTTTGTTGATACAGCCCAAGCAATGTTAGAAAATCCAAGCACTATTGCTCATGGTATTGTTGAAACATTGCCATCAGTTGCTGCTGGTGGCGTGTTGGGACGTGGTGCGCTTGCTCTTAGTAGCAAATTATTACCAAAGGCTGTTACTGCGTTGGGTAAAACTGGATCTGCTATTGCTGCTGGATCAGTTGGTGAAGGTGCAATATCTGCTGGACAAACTGCAGAGCAAATAAGAAATGAAACACCTGATGATCTTTTGACACCTGAACAATCTGCACTTGCAGTAGCTTCAGGATTAGGCACATCAGCATTTGGTATCGTCGGTGGATCATTAGCTAAAAAACTTGGTTTTGCTGATATAGATACGATGGTAGTTTCTGGTTTAAATCCTGCTAAGAAAGAAGGATTTAAAGGTGTTGTGAAATCTATTGTTGGGGGTGGTATAACTGAAGGTGTATTTGAGGAATTGCCACAAACTGTTCAAGAAACAATATTTACTAATGCAGCTCTTGATAAGCCTTTGCTGGAAGGAGTTCCTGAAGGAGCTGCACAAGCTATTATTCTTGGTGGAGTAATGGGTGCTGGAGCAAATTTACTTCCAGGAGTAAATAAGCCAGCTGAAAAGACTGAACAAGAGTTAGAGCTTGACAGACAGGCAGCAAATATTCTCAATCTGAAAGAAGACGAACTTGGTAAGAGCATCCAGAAGTTAACCACTGACATTAATTCAAACCAAGAACTTATTAATGATCTTGATAAACTTGAAGCAAAAGCAAGAAAAGAAAATATTGATCCGGCTGAATTGATTAGAAAGACTATTGAGGATAATAAAAATAATCAAAGCCTTCTAGATCGAATTAATTCAGGAATTCAGAAGAAAGAAGAACTGGTTAAGAAGGAATATGAAGCTCTTTCTCCTGAAGAGAAGCAAGCAAAAGAAATTGAAAATAAATTAGCTGAGAAGAGAATTGCTGATGCTCAGAAAATTAATGATGATCTTGATATAATTAATAAGAGAGAAGAAATAGCTCTTAAGCAATATAAGGATGAAACTGACCCTGATAAAAAGGCATCAATTGCTGACAGGATTTTTAATCTGAAGAAGGAGAAAAATACTCTTCTTGATCGACAGCTTCAGCAGAAAACTAATCAGACTTCTGAATTCAGTGATCCAAAAAAGGCTGATGAGATTCGTCAGGAGAAAGAGAACTTCTACAATAGCCTTTGGCTCGGTGGAGTTAATAAAGACGCAACTGAGTCAGCACAAGTCTTTGGTGAGAAATCTACTGAACAGCAAGATATCCTGGATAGGCTTTCAACTCAAATTGCAAACACTCAGAATGAGCAAAAGAAACAAGAGTTGCAGAAAGTCTATGATGGATTGTTTCAGACTTTTGAACGAGACGCAAGTGAATCTGCAGAAACTATTGCTAACGCAGACCTTAGTCAGTTTGATCAACTTGTTAAAGCTAAAGATCAGGAACGACTTAACAGTGTTCTTGAATCTATAGTAGTTGAGCATGATCCACAGGCTAGGCAAACACTGTATGAGAAAATGTTCATGCAGCCTGGAGTTAAAGACGCTGCTGAATCTGCTGAAGTCTTTGCTACTCAGGGTGAAGACGCGATTGCTAACCAACGAAAGCAAGAACTTCAAAAAGTAATGTCTTCGATTACTCAAGAGAGTGATCCGGTTATAAGGCAGAAACTTTACAATCAAATGTTCGAACAACTTGGTGTTAAGAATGCTCAGGAATCTGCTGAAGTATTTTTAACACAGAAATTTACTGAAAGAGAAAAAGCTGTTATAGAAGATTATTGGGAAGAGGTTAAAAAAGAACTTAATCTTCGTAATGAAAAAATGACTCCTGGAACGGAAGCATTTATGCGGAAGAAGTTCTTTGAGACACAACTTGCTGAAATTGAAAAAGATGTTCAGCAGGAAGCTAAGGTACAAGGTGAAGCAAAACAAAATGTTGTTCCGTCTTTAGCTGAGCAGAATAAACGGCAGATAAGGTTTCGTCAAATTGCTGAAAGTCTTGGCGATATTCGTCAGTCAAATGCACAAGCAGTTCAAACAGAAATTCCTAGAAACTTGCCAGGAGGTTTGCAGAATTCGTTCACAAATGAACAACAAGTTGCAGGTGCTCCACAGTTTCAAGTAAACGAAAATCAAGAAGCATTAGGCAAAGTTAATCTTGACGACATTAAGAAAGCCTTTCCTGGACAAGAAATAACACAATCTCCTGATGGAATAATATCAATTAAGTTCAAGAATGGTCAAGGCGTAATAATCAATAGTATTCAAAATGCTGGTCAAGGATTTGTTAAGTTAGCAATTGAAACTGGACAGATGTCAAAGAATGGAAAAATCCTTGGTATCACAGTAGGGAATGAAATTCTCCTAGACCAGAACTTTGCAGACAATAAGACTCTTTGGCATGAGAATAAGCACGTACTTGATAATCTTGGCATAGTTACAGAAGCAGATGATAGCTCATTGAATCGTGAGTTTAATAAACTTCGCAAACTTAATAAGCTTGATTTTGCTCTCAGTACTCATAAAGACCCAAAGCAGCGAATGGTTGAGAATCGTGCGAACATGTTTGCTCAAATCATGGTCAATCGAGCTGATTATCGCAACACTGCTTTCGGTAAAGTGATCCAACGAGTAATGGACTTCTTCCAGCAGATGCTAAGTTTTGGTAAGCAGACTGTTTCTGGCTTGGCTCGTGAAGTAGAAAGCGGAAAAATTTATGAGCGGAAAGTTAATGGAGAAACTGTTCAAGTTAATGTTCCTCAGGCTGAAGCTACTGCAAAGCAATGGTATTCAGCCCTTGAGAATGCAGTTAGTGGATTTCAGCAGAAGCAAGCAACACCTGATCAGTGGAAAGGAATGATTAAGAACTTTCCAGGTATTAAGCAAGATGAACTTGATTGGGTTGGTGTGAATGATTGGCTTGACAAGCAGGAAGGAAAAGTTACTCAGGCAGACTTGTTGAAGTTTGTGAAGGAGAATAATGTTCAGCTTGAAGAAGTTGTGAAAGGTGAAGTTGATAATGATATTTTGTATGGCTTTTTAGGTGAATTAGATGAAAAATTAAGTCCTTATAATTATACGGCTAAATTCTTAGATGGAGAATTAGTATTAAGTTCTTCTAATGGTTTAATTATTAATAGTGATAATATTAATAAACTTCAAGTAAGTAATGAAGTTAAAAATATATTTAATGAAGCAAATAATAACATGCCTGAAGTTTTAGATGAAGCTAAATATTCAGGATATCAACTTATAGGCGGAAAGAACTATAAAGAGATATTACTCACATTACCTGAGAAACAAAATATTTGGAATGAAGAATATAAAAAACTCTGGCAAAAAATGGAAGAGAAATATGGAACAAAAGATTATTTTGAACTTGAAAAGAAATTAACAAAAGAAGATAATGCAAAATTAGATAGTTTAGATAAAAAAGCTAATGAATTTACAAAGAATAATTATCAATCAAATCATTGGGATGAAAAGAATATCTTAGCCCATATCAGGTTTAATGAACGAACTGATGCGGAGGGAAATAAAGTTCTTTTCCTTGAAGAGATTCAAAGTGATTGGCATCAAGAAGGGAAGAAGCAGGGTTATCAAGGAAAACCTTTAACTCAGGATGAACGTCAAGAATGGTATAATTTAGAATCTCTCCCAGAAGCTGTAAGAACACCTGAACAGCAAGAGAGATTAAATGAATTAGATTCTCTTAAAGGAATGCAAGGCCAGGTTCCCAATGCACCATTCAAGAACTCTACTCAGTGGTCCTTGCTTGCCATGAAACGAATGGTCAGGTATGCTGCGGAGAATGGTTTTGATAAGATTGCATGGACTACCGGACAGCAGCAGGCAGATAGATATGGATTAAGTAAAAGTTTTGATAAAATAGAAGCATTTACGAATTCAGACGGTACAGTTAATATATTTGGTTATAAAGATGGACAAAGAATAGTTGATAGACAGGATATACAAAAAGAAGAATTACCTAATATAGTTGGGCAGGATTTAACTAATAAAATTATCAATCAACCTTGGGTACGAGGAGAATATTCAGGTCTTGATCTTCAAGTTGGCGGCGAAGGTATGAAAGCTTTTTATGATAAAATACTCCCGAATACTTTTAATGCAGAATTCAATAAGAACAAGTGGGGGAATGCAAGAGTTGAAGTAGTTAATATTGGTGAGAAGAAAATTTCATATACTCTTCTTGCAAATGGAGAAGATTTTCTTGGATTTGATACATTAAAAGAAGCTGAAGAAGATTTAGATCATTTTAGTAAAAAGAATCCTGATAAGACTTTTAGTATTAGAGAAGATAATAATACTACACAACAGCTTTCTATTCCAATTACGAATCGTATGAAATCTAAGGCACTTCGTGAAGGTATGCCTATGTTTGAGGTTCGTGAAACTCCAGTTCAGAAAATTAGCGATGATGTTTATCATCAAATGTTCACTGAACGAAATAGTTTGGTCCGTACAATCGGCCAGACTCTTCGTATGCGCGGGCATGAAATCAAGCAACTTATCGACAAGGGATTGGGATCGATTTCAACCAGGTTAAAAAATGTAGATCCTATGCTCAGAGCAGAGATTAGAAACCTCGACTTTTGGACTGCTCAAAAGATTGTAACTGCCTTACGAATTGCACATCCATTGCTGGAAAAGACTAAACAAATGAGTCCACAAGACAAGTTTATTTGGGATGCATCGAGGAGAAACTCAGACGAAGTTAAGATAAAAGAACTGGCAGCAAAATATAACATGACCGCTGATCAAGAAAAGCTGCGGTCAGTTCTAGATCAGATTAGACAGGATGCAATTGATGTTGGCTACGACGTTGGCTTCATAGAAGAATACTGGCCTCGCATAATTAAAGATCAGGAAGGCTTCTTGCAGGCAACCAAAGGAATTTCTCAACGACCAGTTATTACTGATGCAATCAAAGTTTATGCAGACAAACTGGGTATGACTGTAGAAAAGTTTGAAATTGAATATCCTGAACAGGCAGCAGATATTGCAAGCAACACAATCCTGGGGAGGAACCTCGGTATTGGTGGTCCAGGCAATATTCAAGCTAGGCAATATGAAACTGTTCCACCAGAATTAAATAAGTTCTACATGGATAGTGATGCAGCATTGATGCAATACATCTATAGTATGACTAAGAAAATAGAAGCACGGAAATTCTTTGGTAAGGTTCCAGAAAGAATAGCAACTCTGAAAGCTGAGAAGAAACGAAAGCAGGTAATGCTTACAGAGTATGAAAAATCCAACAATGCTGCACGCATAGAAGATGTTTCTGGCGACCTAATTAGGATTGAACAAGAATTAGATAAGTACAAACTTCAGCGTGACTATACTGAGAATATTGGCACTTATATTAATGATCTACGAATGTCTGGGCGAATCCAGGCAGATGATGAAAAAGTAGTTAGGGATATTCTTGATGCAAGATTCCACGAGCATGGAGCTACAGGAATAGTTAATGCCTACAAAAATATGTCATACATAGACGTAATGGGATCACCAATATCTGCACTGACTCAGATTGGAGATTTGGCTTGGGCGATGTATGTAGGTAAAGTATGGACACCACGTGGACTAGCTGATACGATTAAGAATGTTGGTAAAGCCATAACTAAGAAGTCTGAAATAACTAAGGAAGACTTAGGAATTGAGAGGATCGCTCAGGAGTTTGCAGACGGAACTACGTTGGGGAATGCAGTAAGTTGGGTATTCAAAAAAGTGCAACTTGAGCGCATTGATTCAATAGGAAAAGAAACATTAATTAACAATGCGTTTAGCAACTACAAGACTATGGCCAGCATAGCGGATGGGCGACAGACATTGTTGAAGCAGATCAAGCCGATCTTTGGAACACAATCTGAGAGTGTAATAAATGATTTGCTCGCAAACAATCCAACAGACAACGTAAAGATGTTATTATACCATCGGTTGTTGGATTTTCAACCTGTAGCGCTTTCTGAAATGTCAGAACAATATCTCAAGAGTGGAAATGGCCGAGTGTTTTATATGCTCAAGACATACACACTCAAGCAATTTGATGTTTTCAGAAATGAAGCTTGGCACAAAATTAAGAGTGGCGAACGGGATCAGGTTATTGAAGGAATTGGTAATATGATCAAGCTGGTGAGTTTACTTACACTGGCTAATGCAGGCGCGGATGAACTTAAAGATTTGCTGCTTGGGAAAGAAACTAAGTTTGAAGATCACGTGATTGAAAACTTCTTAACCATGGGCGGAGCATCAAAGTTTGTAAGGATGCAGACTACTAGGGAAGGTCTAGGATCTGGATTGATGGGGCAGATTTTGCCGCCATTCAGATTTGTAAACTCCATCAGTAAGGACCTTAACCAATTGTATGGAGCATACATTACGGGAGATACAATAGATTTTGATCACTCAAGAATTGTAGAGTCTATCCCGATTGGTGGTAAGATTTATTATTGGCATTACGGCAGAGGAGAGGATTACAAAAAGTCTAGCAATGAACAAGAGTTTGGTAAGGTCAGTAAGGAAGTAGATGTATTCAAGAAGCAGCTTGAAAATTCTGAAGACAAGCGCACTTTCTTGAATTCAAACCTGGATGGCTTTAAGCAAATGAAGTTGCATGAAAATTTTCAGAGTGCTCTCAATCGGAACCAGGCAGTAATTAATAAGCTGAAAAAGATTGACCAGACAACAAATGTTCGGGAAAGGCTTGGACAGTTGCAGCAGCAACGAGAGGTGATCTTGAAAAGATATTTTGACGTTACAGGTACGGTGCAATAAGCAAGTTGCCAGAGGTTACAATTCAACGTAACCTCTGGCTTTTTTACTTTAACTTTTATCAGAATCTCTATAAACTTCACCTTCAATTTTTGCTCCACAATGACCGCAATGAGATAGTTGATAATCTTTTACATCAAAATATAATGGATGATCTGTCCATTGTCTTGTTTTTACTCTTCCAAATAAGATATCTTCTGCCATTGCACCACAACAGAAATCAATTCCAGTTACTCCGAATAAACCATATTTAGAATCTTGTCCATACGAACGATAGATTTTCATTATTATTTTCCTTATGCTTTATTATTTATTCTCTCTTCCTTCGTGATATGCAACTAAGGTATCCGAATCTTCATCTTCACATTCAGGACAAATGCTACCAGTAAAATCTTTATGATGTTTTTTACACCGATGGATTTTACTTTCTTGATCTTTTATACTTATCTTTTTAGTTATAGCTGTAGGATCATATCGTTTAATATTATATTGCCCACAGGGTTTTGGCTCGCAGCAATAGCCCCCACGATATACACAATTCGGAACCATATAATTAGCAAGATCGTTATCAATCCCTTCTACTGCTTTTTGAATTTCCAGCATTACATCACGTGTTTCTTTACTCGCCTGATAACATAATCTCTTTCTACTCATATCAATCAAATGCTGGGCATTCAACAACATGCGATGATTTACTGGACTGTTTCTTGTGACTTGATTATCACCAGCCCCTCCACGATCTGCCCTGTTACTCATGACGAAGTGTTGCTGGCCAACTGCTGCATGTCTCACAAGATGTACACTAACTTTTGTTGGAATATTCATCATGTGTATCCAAAATAACTGCGTTCTACTTGGGCTATGTTCCCATCTATATAACTGATCAAGTGAACATTTAGCAGTAAATCCAGATCTCATTGTAGATTCAATAGCTAAATAAGCATCTGATAAATCAGTGATCTTGGTTGCAGTTATTTTCATATCATTATTCTCCATCCTCATGAGCTAAGGCTGCTATCAAATCATTATGCAAATCTTCTCTGGGATCAATTATGCAGTCTTTTTGGCTATTCATTAACTGTACTTTTATCTCAGCTAAAACTCGTATCTGACTATAGAGTTGTTTAATCTTTTCCTCAATAGCAATTATACTAGCATCCGTTAAATCTTTAGTAAGAAATTCTCGAAGCAATGGTGCATTAATATATGCTCTATCAAGTGTTTTCAGGTGTGATTTCATTATTTGTTCCTTCAACTATTTTAATACAATCTTTAATTGCCTGCACAGTTGCTGCTGCTGTAACACCATTAGGAATTATTACGTTGGCTGCATCCCTAGTTGGTTCGTTTTCACGATCAAGTAAGAAGGCTTGAAGTTTTTGCAACACGTTATCTTTGAAGTTAGGCATTTTTATTACACCCTCCAGGTGTCGTTAATCACTTCAAGTTTTACATGGAACTTCGGGTTCAACAGAATTGCCAATCGTTACTACAGTCTTTATTGGTGGAATAACTTTTTTCTTTAGCAATGCATTTCCAACTAATTCAGTACAATCATTAAACATTAGTACTGCATTCAATCGTTTGATCATGCCAGCCAGCCAGTCTCCGTGAGATTTGAACTGTAGTAATTCGCATTCATCTAAAGCATTTTGTAAGTCTAATTCAGTTAGTTTCTTCATAAATTTATTCACTTAGACTCTGTTACTAATTGCCATGATCGAACAGTTGCTTTAGCTCCACGTCTAGTTTTAAGTTTTAATTTATCACATTTTCCAGTATGAAAAGCAACTAATTCTGCTGCTCGCTTTTCAGTTGCACAAGTAGATGCGACATAATGTAGGCCTTTTCCCCACTGAATAGTGATTATAAACTTTTGGATTTCCATAAAGATCCTTATTCATGCATGATTATTTTATCAAGTTCTTGTGATTCTTCAGCTAGTTTTGTATAAAGCATCCCTGCATAGTGTGCAATCTTTAACAGGTCAAGCTTCTGTTGGCCTTCACGAGAGTTCTTTCCATAACGATTGAGGTATTTTTTCATCTGGGTAATAAAGTCAGCTTCGCTAAATTCTGAACATTGATCTGAGCCTTTATCTCCGTATTGTGGCACAGTATAAGATTCAATATGATTGAATACTCTTTTACTAAAACTTAACCATTCTGATGCACGTAATGAAGGCCCAGAATCATAATCTTCTTCCGATGGACAAGGATCAATTTGCATAGTTAAACTCCATTATTATGGTTTTCTATTTTTGATACAATATCTTTTAAGCCTTTTTCAATCTTATAAAGTCTTTCAAGTTCATCAGCTGCTTGCAATCTTGCTGTACGTAATTCAAGTTCATCAATACCGTATGGGTTTCTAAGATAAGATAGCATTATATTTCTATCCATATTAACCCTCTAAGTTAGGAGTAACAATTCCTCTAATCACCAACTCAAAAAAGCATCTCTTAGTTGCACTAATATCCTCATAAGCGTCATGTGCACCTTCAAAACTTTCACCAAATAAGTATTCATAAAGCTCACTTAGCTTTGGCCATTTTGGTTTTCCAGCCTTGTTTTTCAGTCCACACATTTTGACGACTGCCTTATCTTTCATAGTACAATGGTTTGGAAGATCAAGATAGAATGCACTTCTAGCCAGGTCAGACAACTCTTCCAGGTTTCGTTCCATCATCTGGTAAACGTAGTTCCAATCAAAGGCAAAGTTATGACAGACGATTAAATCTGCCTGCCTAAGCATTAAGCCAAATTGTTCAGCAGCTTCAAGTTCGTCTATTCCTTCAGTGTCGGCTCGTTCAATGGTGATGCCATGTACTTCTTGAGCATAATAATTCATTGAGCGTCCATTACTTTTGATGATGACATTCATTTGATCAAATTCTTCTTCTTGGCTGGCAAGAATTGCTCCAATCTGTACTGTCCAGGCCTGCTCGGGATCATTGGCAGAAAGAGCTTTTTTAATAAAGTCGGAAGTTTCAGTGTCAAAGAATAGTACTTTTGTAGCTGGTGTCATTCAGTTTTTCTCCATTTGATTTTTAATCACATTCCTATCCATCAATCTAAATATTGTTCTGTCAAGATACGTTGGATCACGAAGCTTTTGTTGCTTACGAATTGTAGTATATCTGCAAGTAGTGGCAGAATTCTCGGCTTTAAGTATTCCAGATTGCTCAGCCATTTCAACATAGCCACGTAACTGAGGTATGTTGTCTACATCCAAGTGGAAGTTTCTAACCAGTTCTGTCCATTCAAAAGATTCGTGACTATCAATGAATGAAAGTATTTTTGCATAAATGTTAGCTTGACTGGATAAGCCAAGTCCATAGAAAGCGTTTGGCATCTCAAGTTCTGTTGCTTGCATTATTGCCAAGGCTTGCTCGAAATGCTCAGCCGTGATGATCATGTTGTCAGACTCGGCGGCACATACAAGCATGCAGACCTTATTCAAATGAAGTGGCCGCCTATGATTGTAACCTAGAAATCGCTCACTTGGCACACCTGACTCGTCATAGTCTTGTTCATACCAACGAACATAAGTTTTGAGAAAATCCTTACTTAGGGTGAATTGTCCAGATAAGTTTGCAATTTCCTGGAGATCGTTTTCTAAATTCTTTTGTGTCTCTTCCTCCTCTTCAGTCAAGAACTGTAAAGCTCTTCTTTGCTTTGGACCCTGGCCAACTACGAAAATGATCCGAGATATCAAGCCTCCACCGACTGCATCTTGACTCAACTTAGATTGCAACAAACTAGGAGTTATGCATCCAAAAAGCGTTAGCCAACAATTGGATATGTCTTCAGTCTTTCTTGCTAGGGTTTTATACTTCCAAGTATCTGCACAATCAAACAGGTCAGTCAGGGATGCGAGAAGCATCTGGTCTCTATCGTTCAAGAAGACTTGAAATTCTTCTGACCAGATTGATACGCTCTTATGCTTGCGAGTAAGTCCAGCATGATCGACATAAGTATCTTCGCTGTCCATGAGTTCTCTATACAACGCCTGAGTTGAGCCTAGTGAATCTGCACCGATATTAACGTCTAGTTTTTGTACAAAGCTCTTTGCAATTTTCATGGCTGTGCCTTTCCGTCCTCCAGGTGGACCGACAAGAGATACGAATAAGTTTGGATAAACATGACCACGAAGTGCACCCCAGTTACAATAGCACTTTCTTCGTAAGGCAGAACTAATGGCTGTCAGTCCGCTCCAAAGATGGTATAGTTCTGGTGGCTCTGTTCGCTGAGTATATTTCATATAGTGAGATAGCCAATTATCTAATTGCCTCGACATGAAAAGGTTCCTTGAATAGCGACATACGATTGTTGAATGGGCTTTCCCATTTTATT